CTTTCCTACCTCATAGGTAGGCAGACAAAAGGGTTTTGTGAACGAGCTGGTTATACCAGTCTCGGCCACACGTCTCTGACATCCAATGCTTCATTGGACTCGGATACAAAATCAGGCGGGAGGGCGGCCGAGGTCGGTATAAAATACCGGTCTTGGTCATCCCGCGTGGCGGACCATGACGTCTTAGAGACGACGTGGTTCGGTAAGTCCTACTGGCTTAAAGCCGGTAGGCCTTTGTGGCAAACCATGTGCAGGGAAACCCTGTCACATGAAGAGCCCTACGAGGCCGGCGAAAGCGACGACCGCGTAGACCTCGATTTTGAAAACTTCAAACTCGAGGATCCACTGTACGGATTGGACGATACAACAGGTTATCAACTGTTGCAGTGGTCCATCGAAGAGGGCCTATCGCAAGGAATCTTGCTAGGCTCCCCGTACTATAGTGAAACCGACCGACTTCGTCTGTCTGGCCTACGGCCGTCAATACGACCGTCGGCTATTGGCGAACCTGGGGCAAAGTCCCGGGTCGTCACTGTGGGGGAAGACTGGCTGACAATGTTATTGCAGCCGTGGTCCCACCACGTGGTGGGTGGTTTAAGAAACCATCCATCTGCCACATCTGGTCTTACCAGAGGGTGGCAACTCTATGAGTGGGTGAAGAGGCAAGGAAACCTTGCCCCTCCACCAGCAGATGACCGCTGGTATCTTTCCAGCGATCTTTCTCAGGCGACAGATTGGTGTACGCATGAGTACTCTCTAGCCATGCTAGAGGGTCTGCATCGTGGACTGGAACGGGACGGTGACCCGTATTTCAGTCTTTGCGCTAGGCTGCTTTGCAGTCCTAGGGTTTACGAGGGTGGGACAGTCAAAGATTTCTTTGATGTTCCCACAACCCGCGGCATCCTAATGGGAGACCCCGGGGCGAAGATAGTCTTGACGATGCACAACCTTTGTGCAGAGTCGGAGGCATACCTTCGATACACCTATTCAATGATAGGTGCCTCAGACGAAGAGTTTCTCTTTCGTCTGAATTCCCTACAAGGGTTTCCACCGTCCCGGTGGAGACACTGTGTGTGTTCGGGCGATGACCACTTTGGTCAAGGTCCGAGGGAGTACCTTGCGTGTATTACACGCAACCATGAACGCAATGGCATGTGCGTCTCATGGCCGCAAAACTTTTTAAGTTTGCGTGGTGGTTTCTACTGTGAGGAGATGCTCCTCACGGTAGGTCTTCGTGATGGAGACATCTGGAAGAGGCAAGTACCTCTTCGAGATGTTCCATACGAAGCTCAACCTCACATCGATGCGATGAAAGTTAGGTTGCTTTCTCCTTGTGCCAAAGAGCACGAGGGGAAAGACGAGCCGAACCCTGCCATTGGCAAGGCTCGCCAGATGCAAGGCATGCTGGCTTGGCTCGGAGGTGGCTTCGAGGCCATGGTTCCCATGGTCTCGGCCCGGTTTGAGTACCGGATGGAAGCTTTTCTTCCATCAAACCTCGCGGTTCGGTACCTCCCGGTAAAACTGGGAGGCATCGGTAGCCCAGCGTTCCATCGCTCTGAAGCAGAGCTGGCTCGCATCTTCGACAGTCAACTGTCGAAAATTCACGCGCAGTCGATCCAAGATGTACTAGGATCGACTGCTC